GTACCTAGAAGCGCAACAAAAGGTGTTGTTGAATCTTTAGCATTAAGTAGATGGATGCAACCATATTCGGATGAGGAAATATTTAATGTTGAAAAAAGTTCCATAGTCATAATGACACCTGCCAGTAGTGGATTATCTAAGTATTATGAATATGTGTTACGAGGTCTAGAACAAGTGAATATAAGAGCGCCATCTAAAAAAGAATTAGACGATATAGAAAAAACTGATATTACTGAAAAAGAAACCTATGTAGATGATATAATTGATAGCAAAGAATTAGAAGAATTAATAGATAAATTATCCAATAAAAGAACTATTCATTGATGACTCACAATAGTGATTATACACATAATCTAGCCCTTTGTCAACGCATAAAAAAAATAAAATAAAGGTTGACATTCGTGCTGTTTTAGTGTATATTTAATTCAATACGTTTAAAAAGGAATCATTATGGCAAAAGCTAAAGGCGCTCATTATGTTGATAATAAAAAATTTCATCAAGCAATGATTGAATGGAAAGAGAAGTGTAGAGATGCAGAGGAAGCTGGTGATGACATACCACAAATATCTGACTACATAGGTGCATGTTTTCTTAAAATAGCAAATGGTCTTTCTTACAGACCAAACTTTATTAATTATACTTACAGACAAGAAATGATTAGTGATGGTATAGAGAACTGTTTACAATATATACACAACTTCAACCCAGAGAAGTCTAAAAATCCTTTTGCATATTTTACACAAATTATATATTATGCATTTATTCGTAGGATACAAAAAGAAAAGAAACAATCTCATGTAAAACACAAAATGATAGAAAAACAAGAATATCTTCCTTACATAACTATGGCTGGTGATAATACAAATTATAATATTGGTGGGTTTGACCCAACAATAATGTTACCAGATGAAGATGTTTATAAACCAAAAAAGAAAGATAGTAAGAGTGAGCCTAAAGGTTTAGAAAATTTTATGGAGATAGATGATTGAAAATTGCAATAATTAACGATACTCATTTTGGTGCAAGAAATGATAATGCAAACTTTAATGAATATTTTTATCAGTTTTATGAGGGTGTGTTCTTCCCATATTTAGCACAAAATAATATCAAGACTTGTATTCATTTAGGTGATTTGATGGATAGAAGAAAGTTTGTTTCATATAAAACAGCAAAAGATTTTCGTGAAAGATTTATTCTACCATTTGATACGTTAGATATAGACTTACATATTATGATTGGTAATCACGATACATTTTACAAAAATACAAATGATGTAAATTCTGTACAAGAACTTCTTGGTGGCCGTTACAAAAATATAAAGATATACCCAGAGGCACAAGAGGTCGTGTTTGATGGTACTAAGATATTATTCTTGCCATGGATTAATAATCAAAATACAATTTACACAGAAGGCATGATTGATGAAACAGATGCTCAAATATGTATGGGTCATCTAGAGATTGCTGGATTTCAAATGATGAAAGGTATGAAAAATGAACATGGACTTAGTAAAGATATGTTTAAAAAATTTGATACAGTTTTTAGCGGACATTTTCACCACAAGTCAGATGATGGTCAAATATACTATTTGGGAGATCCATATGAAATTTATTGGAATGATTGCGATGATAAAAAAGGTTTCCATATCTTTGATACAGAAACTAGAGAGCTTGAAAGAATAGTAAATCCATTTACAATACACAAAAAGATTTACTATAATGATACTCAAAATAACTACAATGAATATAATTTTAAAGATTGTAGAGATAAATTTATCAAACTTATTGTAGTCAACAAAAAAGACTTATTTCAGTTCGACCAGTTTGTAGATAAACTTTTAAGAGCTGATAGCCATGATGTTAAGATAATTGAAGATTACTCTGACTTGGGCGCTAATACTGTATCTGATGATATCGTAGAAAATACAGAAGATACTATGACACTATTAAGTAAATACATAAGAGAACTAGATACATCTTTAGATAAGGATAGACTTATTAATTATCAAAGACAACTTTATACAGAAGCACAGGACTTAGAAATTTGATTCATTTTAATTATGTGAGGTGGAGAAACTTTCTCTCCACAGGCAATACTTTTACAGAGATACAACTAGATAGAAATCCAACTACATTAATTATCGGAGAAAATGGCGCAGGCAAGTCTACCATTTTAGACGCATTATGCTTTTCATTATTTGGTAAGCCATTCAGAATGATTAGTAAAAGTCAAATGGTAAACTCTGTTAATAATTCATCTACAGTTGTAGAGGTAGAGTTTAGTATTGGTTCAAGAAGATATAAAGTAGTTCGTGGTATAAAACCTAATAAGTTTGAGATATATCAAAATGATATACTTATGAATCAAAATGCAAATGCTCGTGATTATCAAAAGATATTAGAACAACAAATATTAGGATTAAATTATCGTTCTTTCACACAAGTAGTAATACTTGGTAGCTCTACATTTGTGCCATTCATGCAGCTAAAAGCTAGACATAGACGAGAGGTTGTTGAAGAAATATTAGATATTCAAATATTTTCTACAATGAATATGTTACTTAAAAATAAAATAAAAGTAATATTAGATGACATTCGTGAGGCTGACCATCAATATGAATTGATGGAAAGTAAAATTAGTTTACAAGAAAATCATATCAAAGATATGAAAGAAAATAAAGATAAAATTATTGAACAAAAACAAAAGATTATTGAAGATAATAAAAATGAATTGTTAAGTAGAAAAACACTTTTAAAAAATTTAAGAGATACCAATCGTTATCTACTTGAAAGTCTTTTAGGTGAAAATGAAATCATAGAGAAAAAAAATAAACTTGGAACTTTAAAACACTCAATCACAGAAAAACAATCTCGTGCTGAAAATATGATAAAGTTTTTTGAGGAAAATGATGATTGTCCAACTTGTGAACAACATATTGATGAAGAGTTTAAGTGTAAAGCTATTGATGATAAATTAAAAGAATCAAGAGAGTTGACAATAGGGTTAGGTAAACTTACTGCAGAAACAGCTGCAGTAGATGATAAAATTGTCATATATAAAAATATTACAAAAAAGATGAGAGATAACGAAGTCCTCATTGCACAGACAAATGCATCTATATTAGAGTTGGAAAAATATAATACAAAAATTCAAACAGAGTTAGATGAATTAAATAAAGATAAAACTGGTGGTTATGATATTGAGAAACTAGAAACCTTTAAAAGCAATCTTGAAAAAGTATCTAAACATAAAAGTAAACTAAGAGAAGATAAGTTGTATGCTGAAACTTCTAAAATTATGTTACAAGATACTGGTATTAAAACTAAGATTATTAAACAATACTTACCAATAATGAATAAATTGATAAACAAGTATTTAACTTCTATGGAATTTTATGTAAACTTCACTCTTGATGAAAACTTTGAGGAAACTATTAAATCACGATATCGCGATGAGTTTACTTATGCATCTTTTAGTGAGGGTGAGAAAATGAGAATAGACCTTGCACTATTGTTTACATGGAGAGCTATCGCTAAGATGAAAAATTCTGTCAATACAAATCTACTTATGTTAGATGAAATATTTGATAGTTCATTAGATGGCACTGGAACTGATGAGTTCTTAAAAATATTAAATACATTAAGTGGAGAAAATGTATTTGTAATTAGTCATAAACAAGATGCACTTGCTGATAAATTTAGAAGTACATTGAAATTTGAAAAGGTGAAAAATTTTAGTCATGTTGTTGCATAATGGGTAAAAGAAGTGATTATGAAAGAGTTGAAAGAGATTTTTACCCAACGCCATGGAAAGCAGTAAAACCACTCGTTTCACAACTACCACAATCATTTTCATTTGCAGAACCCTGTGCCGGTGATGGTGCATTAGTGAATCACATTGAAACATTGATTGATGGAGCTTGGTGCTCTTGGGCATCTGATATTGAACCTCAAAAAGATGGTGTTCACACAAAACATTTTAGAGATTTGGGTGAAGATGAGTTTTTAGAGGCTGATTATATTATTACAAATCCGCCATGGAATAGAAAATTATTACATCCCATGATTGAGTATTTTACTTCCTATAGACCAACATGGTTATTATTTGATGCAGATTGGAT